TACTAACTTTGGTCCTGTTACTCCACCCATTGCTGTTTTTGCTGCTCCTCCTGTTATACTAAGAATATCTTGATTAAAAATTAAACCACCCCCTTGAAATTGTATTCCTGCAGCTATTAAATCTGCAGCTAAAACAGTAATTGTAGGAGCAGCACCATAAGATGGAATAGCACCTTCGGTTGTATCTGTTCCAAATAATTGAGCACCTGAAGTTAATGCTGTTGTACCTACAAAAGCATCTTCAAATCTATTATTTTCAACTACAAGTGTTACAGTTGCACCTTGTGTATCTGCTTCTAAAGCACCTGTTCCTCCTCTATTAAATGCAAATGGACCATAATTACCGTTTGGAGCTGTCATAATTGTACCATTATCAGCAGGTTGACCACCTGCATTACTTGTTGCTATTGATGCACTTAAACTAACTCCTGGTTTAAAATATCCTGCGCCTGTTGCTAAATAAAGTTGTAAACCCGTTCCACTTCCACCTGCATATACTGATTCATTTGGATTTTGACTACCTGAGTATAATGGCTCTACTACAGCGTCAAATTTATTTCTTGAGCTTGTTGGGTACGATAATCCTTTAGTTTCAAATCTTTGATATGATTCTGGTCTTACTAAGTAAGGATCATTAAGTACCATTACTCCAGCTGTTGTACCTAAAGTTGAACCTGATACACTAGATGTTACCCAAGTATTTATTTCATCTTGAGAATATTTTAATATATATCTACTAACCTGACATGGCAGACTATTAACAAAGTCTTTTGGATCAAATGGTGTTACACCTATAGTGGTAGAAGCTTCCAATATTTCATCCAACCCTGTATTCATTCTTGGTTGAATGGTATACATTGAAGCATCTTTTATTGGAAAAATTTTTCTATTTGCCATTTTTTAATTTATTATATTGATACTACTCTACCTATTATATCTTGATCAGGATACTTTACTTCAAATACCATTGGATCAATTGATGGGTATACTACTTCATCTATAATTGATCCTATTACATCATAAGAAAAATTACTATACCCTAAGCTTTCTCCGGTTAAATTACTAATTGTTATATTTTTTGCTATTTGTACCCCTTGTACTTTACTTAATAAAATAAATATATTTTTAAGTATAATCGGTTCATTTATTTGCCAATTATCTATTTCAAAATAATCCTGTAATGCTAATATACAATTAGTTAATACTTCACTATTATTAAAATTAGGATTAACTACTATTTCAAAATTAACTTGAATATTAATTATATAAGCATCCTTTATATTTATAGAATCATTAATCATTCTATATTCTGATAGATATGTTGTAAGATTTCTTTTTAATATTATTGAAGCTGTTCTTAATTGTCTATTTGAATTATAAGATAAAACATATAAATCTAAAACTGATGGTAATTCACCTGATTGATAATCTCCTATTTTTTGAGGTTGAGCATGAGCCTTAGCTATAACTCCTAAATTAGAAGGCATTGATAAAGCTCTAACTAAATAATCTTGTGCTGTTACTGTTCTTAGTTGGTTTTGAAAATTACCTAAAGAATTTTGTCTAATTTCTTCAATAGTGTCTCCATCCATACCTCCATCAGCTGCTAAGGGATTATTAGTGGTTAATGAATTAAATATTTGATTAGCTAAAGTATCTGTTGCTGCTGGGTTTGTTATAATTGGTTGATTAACAAAACTTACAAAAGAAGTATCTACTCCAGTTAAAGTTCCAGATTCTACATTAGCTGAGGCTCCTCCTCCTTTTAAATATCTTACTGTTAAAGTAGTATTATAAGGAGCAATTCCATAAGTATTTGTAAATACAAAATTTGTAGGAGAAAATGCTGTTGTTAATTTATTTTGTTCAAAAGGTAAACCTAAACCTACATTATCTGGGTTAGGTATTATTTCTTCTGTTGTAGATCTAGTACTACCAGCTCCAAATTGTAATTGTAATGAACCTGAGTCCATAAAACGAGCAGCAAATCTTCTTTGTACTGTTTTTAATTCTAATAAATAAGGAACTTCAGGGTCATCTAAAAAGTTAGGGTCATTTGTGTTTGTGTTTCTTATAGAATTAAATACACTTTCTTGAGCTAAATTAGGTACTTCATACCATTGATTTCCATTAGTATCAAATACATCTAATATGCCTATTATATTTAAATCTTCTATATCTACACTATCAAATTTTATAGCATTTGTAAAGGTAAAATCTACTGTATCAATAGTAGCTGATGTTGCTTTTCTTGTCTTTTTTAGTAAATAATAAGTAGGATTACCATTTTGAATTTGATAAACTGATACCGTAGTTGGATCAAGCGAACTTGAAGCTGAAAAATCAACTACGTCTTTGGTTATAAAGTCTACAGCATTAGCGCCATTAGATTCTATTGATGTGTTTTCTGGGACTAATAAAGCATAATTATAATCTGGAACATATACACTAGCACTTAATATAGATGGTACTTGTTGATAATAATCAACAAAAGTTGATGCTACTGTAGTTGTTTTAGGTACATACCCCATTGAATAAGCTAAAGCATATAAGTTAGGTGTTTGTCTTGCTTTTTGTATGTATGTTTCTTGAATTTGATTATCTAAATAAAAAGATAAAACATCACCTACATAAGCTGCCATTTCCATAAATAACATACCAGTTGAAGTTTCTGTAAAATCATTATAGGTATTTGGAAAATATGTTCTTGAATATTGAGTTAATTGGTCTCTAAGTGTATTAAAGTTCCTATTAGTATATCTTATATCTCTATCTAATTTAGTCATTATTGTAATTCTATGTTAATCAAATCTTCAATGCCAAAATTTTCTATTTGGTATTTTAAAATGAAATTAATGGTATTCCTATCTGGATCATTATTAAATATTAATTCTTTTACCTCTATTGTAGGGAAAATTCTAGTTATATCATTTTGAATTCTTACAGATAAATCATCTGTTGTAGAATCTAATATACTTTCAAATAACAAATTTCTTAAATCACCCCCAAATGTTGGTTTAAATACTCTTTCTTCTTTATTGGTTAATAAATAATTAATTAAATTAGCTTTTATTTGTTCTCTTGTGGTAAATGTGGGTACAAATACAGCATCTCCATTTAAAGGAAAACCATACCCTACCGCTACACTAGGGGTAAGATCAATTGGAAATCTACTCTGTATTATTCTTGCCATTATTTTTTATTTACCCATTAAACCTGCTATTTGACTCATATCAACTTCTCCTGCTGGTAAAGTACCATTTGCTATATCCATATTAGCTTGTGGTTGGAAGGATTGAGCGTTATTAAATGAAACATTAGCCGTATCACCTAATATATTTGAATAAGCTGTCCTTTTTGCCTCTGCAGTCATTGTTGGTGTTTGAGGTGCTAAGGGTGCTTGACTTTCCATTACTGGTGTCTGATAAGTTGGTTGAGTTATAACTTTTGGAGTTTTAACAGCTTCCAATAAAATTTCCTTCAATTCTTCTTGAATAGCCTCTCTAACGGCTTCTTTTATTATTGTTTTTAATGCTGATGTCTTCATTTTATTTATAAATATTAAATTATTAAGTTCTTGTTATGAAAGTTTAATTGGTTTCTATTCCACCGGTGTTAGATGAATTTGGGTTATTAGGTTCTATATTAAATGTAGTAAAATTAGTTGGGTAATTTTGATCTGCACCCCCTGATTTAGGGTAACTATCAATTATTTCTATATTATATGTATAAGTTCCTAAAACATCTAAAGTTCCAACCTCTTCAATAAGAGCTTCATTTCTATTAGCTAATTGTTGATATTGAATTATTTCAATGTCTGCACTTTCTGTTAAAGAGGTAGGTATAAGAGGTAATCCAGTTGCAGATGTATATTCAGAGTTAGATGCAGATCCAAGATATAAATCTTCATATGTAGATACAACATATTCAAGATAACTAGCAAACATGGAAATAGTAGCTGCCTTATCATCCATACTCTCACCATCCCCTACATTTTCTCCAAATGCTGCTTTTCTAGCTGCGTAATACATATTTACTTTACTAGAAACACCATCTCCCTGTCCACCTTTTCTTATATAATCAGCTGCTAAAGAATACTCATTAGCTTCATCAATTCTATATCTATCACCCTTCATTTTTTTAGAAATTCTTAAGGTTTCTGCATTGTAAAGTAATGGTTTTACTTTTGCATATAATATTTCTACTACTGTAAATATTCCATTTGGTTTATTAAATGTATCTCCTACTCCAGTATGGTCTGGACCTGGTCGTTTTCCTCTTCCAAAACCACTTATTTTTCCAGCACCACCATTTACTAATTGATCTTGGTAAAAGAAAAAATAATTTTGTCTAAGCCATATTAATTTATCTAAAAAGTTAAAAGTGTATTCTTGTAATTGAAATCTTGCTTCATTTTCCCCAAACCTTTGAATTGGGATAGTACTTTCTTTAGCTGTTTGATATAAAATTTCAAAGTTAGGAATTACATCTCTACCATTTTCATTATTAAAAGTTTCTCTAAATGCTGCAGACCCTGAAACCCCAAAATCATTTCTTCTACCCGTCATTGGATCAACATCATCTTGTAGTTTTGTAGATCTTTTTATTGTTAAAAGAGATTCAGTAAACCCTATTGAACCACTACCAGCAGAACCATCCTGATATGCATCCCCATTTCCCCCAAAAGTATACATTGTTATTGTTTGGGGTTCATTTACTTGAATAACTCCAGATTGTATATATGAAGAAATTGTAAGACCTGAACCACCAGAATATGATGTACCATTAACTAAAGCATCAGCCCCATATTCAATATCTGTAGGAGAATTATTTAAATTAACACTTCTACCTCCATATAATATATAGGATGGTAATTGTTGATATGTTGGGTTAAGAGTAGGTGTATATGTTGGTGGAGGTCCTATAACAATAATTCCTCTAGCTAAATAATCCTGAAGTTGAGAAGGAGTTGGAGGTGGATTAAATATATCTATTACCTCACCTGATACTACTACTTGTTCCCTAAATTGAGGGGGGTTCCATAATGTAATATCTTGAGTATATACATCAATTGCAAATTTAGCTTCTTGAATTAATGTTCTTACATCTGAGGCATAAGAATAAGCTCCCTCTACTAGTTCTGGATTTACTGTAGGATTATTATTATAAACTATTATTGGACTACCAGATCCTTCTATTCCATCACTTACACCTATTGAATTTCTTCTTATACATCTAATTCTTCTTGAAGGAAACATATAAAGTTGTTCTGGATTATATTCTAAAACAAATCTAAAGTTTTTATATATTACAGGATTAGGAGCATTAGGTTTTAAACTTTCTTCTAAAGCATTTAAAGAATCAGAAAAAGGATTTTCAAATTGGTCAATAGTAGATAAACTGCCCGAAATATCATTTTGTATGTTATTTTGAACAGAATCAATATCTCCTTGTGTTACAAGCGGACATTGGTCTTGTAAGGTTACTACGGACGCAGCCATAGATAATAAATTTTCAAAAGGATCTATAAGAACACTTACCCTATTTACTTGTGAGGCAACTTGATTAAGTAACCCTGTCATTGTAGAAACAGCAGCGGGTATTAAAGCAACTGAAGATCTGGCTATTTTAAGATAATCAGAAAGAGTTCCTAAAGTTGATGCGAATTTATTATTTACAGAATTTGGTTGTCCTACTCCACCAGCAGCTGTAGGTAATGCTAAAAGTTTTATTATTTCTACTACATCAGATATTAAAGTTACTTGCTCAGATACTGGTTGTGCCTTAGCTTGGAAGGCCATTACTGGTTCTTGTAATGTTAATACTACTGATTTTATTCGATTAGTTAATAGATATACTTCTTCAATTTTTTCTTGTCCTGATTTTACTAGTTTAGTTGCACCTTCTTTTTGTTGAACCGACATTATTGGTTGGGCACAAATTATTTCTGGTGTTAATAAATCACTAGGATTTACATTTGGGAGTTCCCCTCTTAATAAAGGACGAAGACTAAAAGGTAAAGTATTAGGATCAATTCCACATTTTTCAATCAACTCTAACCCTTTATCAATTATTTTATTTTCTAGGTCAGTCATGGTTTTTGATAACTTATTAGAATTTTTGGCAATTTGTCTTACCTGTCGAATAGCTGTTTTATCTAAACCCATTACTTACTTGTTGTTACTGTTGATTTATATAGTTTTATTTTACTTAACATATTAGCTGCAGAAGTCGAAACTTTAACTGCTGCTGGAGTTAAGGCAATAACAGGAGCAGATATATCACCTGGGCCCCCTATAGGATTTGACTGTATTACCTCTGCTAATTCATTTAAATCCCTACATAAATCTTCAAAATCTCTTAAAAATTTATTACCTAATATCATAGGTTCAGAAGCATTCTTATCACCTAAAGTTATACTTTTAGATTTAATTACTGTTGAGGGTGTATCAATATTAACACTTTTAAGAGAATTAAGGCCTATAGTATTAAATGAACTTAATAAAATTGAGTCTGATTTTGAATTTAATAATAACCTACCTGAATTTAATATTACTTGCTCCCCGGAATATTTATCTGGTAAAATAGGTGGAGAAAAATAGGAGTCATAATTTGTTGATGATGCTGATATAGGAATTAACTGTGTAGATGTTAAATAAATACTAGAAGCATCAGTGTTAATATCTTCTACTTGAGGTATCCAAGGTTTAGTATCTTCCTCATGTTGACCATTTTTAAATATTGTTATAGGATCACCATTTAATCCTGCATTTGACCATGGATTAGGTACTAAACTGCCAGATACTGTAGATCCAAATCTAAGTGATTGACCCCATCTACCTTCATATATTATATCACCTTCATAGGGTTGTACATTTCTTATATCTATTTTTTCTACAAAAGTATCTCCTAAATCAATTTCAGTTCCCCCATCAGTAACTCTTCTTACTAACCCGGCCTCCGTTGATATATAATCTCTTGTTTGGTTTGCACCAGGAACATTATCAAATATACTTCGAAAAGGGTCTGGTATAGCGTTATGATGAACACTTCCCCATATATTAATAGGTTGAAAATAGTAATAAATTGTACTATTTACATTATTTTGTACATTATTACTAGGTAGAGGCATTATATAAACTATTTCATTTTCCAAAGGAACATTAGACACATTAGGGAATAATGGAAGAGCAAAACTATCATTTGAAAAATCAGGATTAGGATTAGGTTTATTTAATAAAGTAAAAAATACACCCCCTAAAGATTGATATTCCCCAAATTTTTTAAAAGTTTGAGGTTGTGATACACCTTCAAGCATGGCATATCTAACTCGAGCAGGAAATATTCCTAAAGTAGATTTACTTTTTCCTTTTGTTTTTGATTTTAGAAATCCAAAAATGGCTGTTCTAGGCATTACTATTCTTTATTAATTTGTATCTTTTCCATTTCAGCTAATAATGCATCTTTTTCATCTTCAGTTATCCCTAACCCACCATCTTCACTAGAATTATTAACTACTCTTTGGATAATAGTAGCCATTTTTATTAAAGCATCATCATTTTTAACACCTATTTCCATATATTCCTTAATTAAAGGCACTATAAGGGTAGCATCACCTATTTCTTGTACTAAAGGTTTTAACTCTGATATTAAAGCTGTTACTTGTTCTGATTTTTTTTTCTGATTATTATATATTTCCTCTAAAATATCCGAAAATTTTTTATCCCCAAATACTACTGAATCTAATTGGCTCATAATTTTTGGTTATAAATATAAGAAAATTAAATCTTT